TCGGTGGACTTAATAAATTGAAAGTGCCGGATTGGGTTCCCGGACTTGGCGGAAAAGGAATTAACATACCTTTGATTCCGGGATTTGCAAAAGGTACAGACAGGACACCGGGTACATTCATAGCCGGAGAGAATGGACCAGAGTTGATTACAAACGCTGCCAACAGAAAAGTATTTACGGCAGCACAGACAGGACAGATATTTAACAATATCTCACAGGCACAGACGGCGGATAATGTATCCGCAAGAATGAGCGGGGCCGGCACAATCGTTATAAATGTTCAAAATTCGCCAAGTGTTGTAGTAAACGGAAACGGCGAAGCAAATAACATTAAGCAGCAGTTAGAACAGTATGACGAAGCATTTTTAGAGAAGTTACGAGCAATCATTGTTGCAATTCTGAAAGAACAAAAAGAACAGGAGGACAGGGTAGTATATGCTTAATAACACTTATACAACGGTATCCGGGGATACTTGGGATATTGTGGCTTATAAAGCCTATGGCAATGAAATGTATATGGATACTCTTATTAAGGCGAATATTGAGTATAAAGATACCTATATTTTTCCGGCAGGGGTTGTATTGACCTTGCCGGAAATTGAATTAACGGTATCGGAATCCCTGCCACCGTGGAAACAGGGGGTAACGGTAAGTGAGTAATAAGAACTACGCAAGGCGTACCGTGGTAAAACTGTACTTTAAGGGTGCAGATATATCCAAAGAATTATCCAAGTATCTGTTATCCCTGTCCTTTACAGACAAAGAAGAGGACGAAACGGACGATATAAGCCTATCCTTAGACGATAGGGAGGGCAAATGGATTAAAGATTGGCTCAATACGAGCAAAGCAGTAAAAACAAAAACAGAAACGGTTACTACAGGCGGTGGAGAGATAAAGGTAGGTGCTATTGTGAAATTCAAGGGCGGACCGGTATACATATCATCTATGGCAGCAGAACCGACAGTAAACAGGGGGGCAAGCACCTGTAAATGCACAATAGCGAACCACAACGCACACCCATATCATCTAATATCACAGGACGGACAAAGGGTATACGGTTGGTGCAATGCTTCAGATGTTGAGGGCGGAACACCGACAACAACGACCAAAACAACCGTGATAAAAGAAAAGAAAGCCTTTAAGGGTACAGAAATACACGCTATTGTAATACAAAAAAATCCGTATTCAGACGGAAAAGATAAAATATTGGATTGCGGAAAGTTTGAGATTGACAGCGTGAGTTATCAAGGGCCACCGCAGAAATTAACCATAAAGGCTACATCAATACCGTATAGCACAAAGTTACGGCAGGAAAAGAAATCTAAGACTTGGGAGAATACCAATCTTAAAAATATAGCAGAAAAAATAGGCAAGGGTAACAGCATGAAAGTAATGTATCTTTCGAGCCACAACCCAAGCTACAAGAGAAAAGAACAGGTAAACACGGCGGATATTGTTTTCTTGAAAAAGTTGTGCAAAAACGCAGGCATTTCCTTAAAGGTTACATCAAAAACCATTGTTCTTTTTGACGAAGTAGATTACGAAAAGAAATCATCCGTTAAAAAGATAAAGGCAGGGAAAGGAAATATATTAAGCTACAGTTTTTCGACAAAAACGGCAGATACATCCTATTCAAAGTGCCATGTATCATATACCGACCCAAACACAAAGAAAACCATTGAAGCCACATACACAGCACCGGGAGCAGACCCGGACGGACAGACATACGAATTTAAGCATAAAGTATCAAGCCAAGCGGAAGCGTTGGAGTTGGCAAAGTGTCAGTTACGACAGAGAAATAAAGGAGAAACAACAGCGGAATTTACCTTAGCCGGGGATGTGGACTATGTGGCAGGCATAACCGTAACTGTATACGGATATGGAGAATTTGACGGAAAGTACATAGTAGAACAGGCACAACATAGTATCACAGGCGGATATAAGGTACAGATAAAGTTGCGTAGCGTGTTGGAGGGTTATTAAATGGCAGGATTCGGCAGTACAGATATACAGGAACTAAAGGATATTGTGAGAATCGGGCAGGTGAGCAAGGTAAACGCCGGAGAAATGACCGCAAGGGTGCAGATTCCGGACCAGGGCATAGTCACAGGAGATTTAAGGATTGTAAAACGACCGCCAACCGTGGAATGTGAAACAGGATGCAAGATTAAAGTAAAACCTTGGATTCCGACCGTAGGACAATGGGTATTGTGTATATTCAAGCCGGACGGAGAGGGGGACGGTTTTATTATAGGAGGTATCTAATGGCAGAGATTGGAACGCTTGGGGATATTGTCTTTAAGGTATCGGCAAATAAGGTAAGAACCTTTGACGATTTGAAGATAGACAGTAAAACCAATTACGCAAAGCATACAAGGCATCTTAAAAAGCCGTTGTTGGAATTTCAGTACAACGATTCAGACACGGCAAGCCTTACCATTTATTTATCTGCTTTTCTTGGGGTAAACCCTAAGAAGATGCAGGACAAAATAGACAAATACAGAAAAAAGGGAAAAATCCTTACGCTTATTATCGGCGGTAAGAAATACGGCAGCCAATGTGTTATAACAGGACATTCAAAAGACTATGAAAAGTTCGATAATCAAGGAAACCTATTGATAGCCAAAAGCACGCTATCGCTTGAACAGTACGCAAAGAGGTAGAAAGGTAGGCGAAAATGAGTTTTACGATAGACACCACACAGGAACAGCCTATAAGCCTTGCACCTCAAACCATATACGAGGAAGTAATACAAAATGTTTGGTTTTTGCTGTCCTCAATAGAATACGATATACCGCTTAACCGTGAGTTTGGGTTAAATGCAGCTTACATAGATAAACCGATTACAACGGCAACGGCACTTGCAACGGCAGATATTTACGACAAAATCGGAGAATATGAGCCGAGAGCAGAGATTGTAAGCATAGAATTTACGACAGACTACGAAAGGGGCATATTAAAACCTAAAGTGGAGGTAGAAGTAAATGGCGAATACGACGAATACGACGAGGAATATACCGAGTGAGTTACCCGAGGTTGAGTTTGTAGATACCGATACGGAAGCACTTGTAAATAAACTGATAGCCGGATACGAAGAGATTACAGGCAGAACCTTATACCCTGCCGACCCTGTAAGGGCGTTTATCCTTTGGCTTGCAAGTGTAATCATACAGGAAAGGGTAAATATCAACGAATCGGCAAAACAGAACCTACCAAGATACGCCACAGGACAAAACTTGGATTCATTAAGTGAAATATTCCATAACACCTACAGGCTACAGCCTACGGCAGCGAGGACAACGCTTGGATTCAGCATTACAACAGCACTTGATAAGGAATATGTGATAACAGATGAAATCGAGGTAACGGTAGACGGATATATAAATTTTGTAACAACAGGATACTTAACATTCCCGGCAGGAGAAACATACGCAGAGGTAGAAGCGGTATGTACGACCTTGGGAGAGGACGGAAACGGTTTTACGCCCGGACAGGTAAGCAGGCTTGTTACAGAGGAATTTTTATATTTTAAGGAAGTTGCAAACACAACGGAAACAGCCGGAGGAAGCGGAGAGGAAAGCGATACCGCATACTATAACCGCATGAGGGAATCCGAAGAAAGCTACACTACCGCCGGACCGAGAGGAAGTTATACCTATCACGCCAAGGCAGTATCATCACAGATAAGTGATGTATCCACAGAAAGTCCGCAAGACGGAGTGGCAGATATAAGGATAATGTTATACGGCGGAGAGTTACCGAGCGAGGAACTCATAAAAGAGGTGCAGGCACATTTAAGTGCAGATGATATAAGACCTATGACGGATAAGGTAACGGTCGCAGCACCGACAACGGTTGATTTTGATATTGAATTAACCTATTACATACCAAAAGACAAGGAAGCAAGCACAAAAGAAATCAAAAGGGCGGTTGATTTGGCGGTGGAAAGCTACGAATTATGGCAGACCTCTAAAATGGGGCGGGATATTAACCCGTCCTATTTTTATGCAATCCTTATGGATTCGGGCATAAAGAGGGCGGATATTAAAAAGCCTGTATTCACGGAGATACCAAAGGGAAGCGTTGCAGTATTGAAAAAGTGTACCGTGACCTTTGGAGGGGTCGAAGATGAATAGTTTAAAAGATGCCGATTTTTACGCAACATTTCCGCCCGCCTTGAAAAAAAGATGAAAAAATGGTTGCGTTGGGCCGGCTTATAGCGGACGAACTACATCAAACAGTAGAGCAGACAAAAAAGAATATCATATACGCAAATATAAACGAGTTATCGGAAACGTGGCTTGACGTATTGGCGTATGACCTCCATGTAGATTGGTACGATTACGATTACCCGATAGAAGCGAAAAGGGCGATTATCCGGGATAGCGTAAGAGTGCATCAAAAATTAGGCACAAAGGCAGCTGTTGAAATGGCTTTAGGTGGAATACACCCAAAGAGTGAGATAGAAGAATGGTTTGACTACGGAGGAAAACCGTACAGATTCCGTATTGTACTTGATACGACAGAATCAAGGGTTGCAGCAGACTATGACGAGATTATAAAGACGGTTGACATATACAAGCGTTTAACGGCTCATTTAGACGGTCTTTATTATCAAGGGTCTATTACTGTGGTAGTAATGCCTAAAACGGAATTTTGGCTATATTCCGTGCCTATGACAGGGCAATTAAAGACAGGCACAGAACCACATAGAAATACGGTTGGTGCGGTCGAAAATGCGGTTATAGATGTAATGACACAGGCAGCGGGATATACGGCAGAATTTACGCCAACAGGAACAAAGCCGGACAGAAATATTACATTTGCAACAAAGGATACCGAGATTGTGACCGAATCGGACACAACAGGATACCAATATACGAGCAATCAGACAGGACAGGCGAAAGCCGGAACGATACCGCAGAGAAACACGGCAGGAGGTGTAGCACAGGAGGGGATAACCGCACAGGCTACAGGACAGGCGTATAAGTTTGATTCAGACCTTACAGGAACGAAGCCGGATAGAAATATGCAGTATCAAACGGCGGATGTGGCAGCAGTTGGAGAAACAGAAGCACAAGCCTATCCGTTTGAAAGCATCTTTACAGGAACAGTACCCGACAGGGCGGTAACTGTAAAGAACAGAGATATACAGACGGTGGCAGACACCGAAACAGAACAATACCCTTATGAAACAGATATGACAGGACAGAAAAAAACAGGTACAGAACCTTATACAAACACAAAACCCGGAATATCTGATAAGGGAATGGCAACCACGGCAGAAACCGAAAGCTACCAATACGAGGTAAAGCGTTGCGGTAAGAATCGGTTATAGCAAATAAAAGTAAAGGAGAGTAAAGAAATGCTGACAGAAAGAGCCTTAGAGAGTTTCAAGCAGTTTGTAGAAACCAATATTGCTTACGCTATGGTCGAGTATGGCGGTACTATGCACAAGGCAAAAATCTTAACAAGAGAACGCCTAAAAGACGGCAGGGTAGCGTTGAGTATTTCCATTACCCCGGAAGTATCGGGGACCACAACAATTACGAAAATTCAGTTGTACGATACGGCTAGTAAGTTGTGGGCGGAAAAGAGCGAAGCAATCAAGTTAAAAGGTACGCAACAGGGCGTGTTGTACCGATTCAGTTTTAATTTTAAGGAGGAATAGAGCAAATGGGATTATTTAAGATTTGGAAAGACCATGTAACGCAGTATTCCAACCGCTACAGGGAAGTGCAGAACGCAGACGGAACTATTACACACGAAGCCGTAGAGGGCGAAGTAGTGCAGGAGGGAACACCGCAGAACGCACAGAACTTTAACGACTTGGAAGAGAGGATATTATCCGCCGGGTTAATTGCCAATCTTGCAATGCTTAAACTTGGTGCAGCAGAAGGCAGGATTAAGGGATTACAGGGAGAAATTGTAGAAGCAACCCTTACCAATACAAAATCATACCCTTTTAACAATTCCAAAAAGACCCTTGCACTTGCTACGCCAAGGGGCAATTTGGACTATACCGTAAATGTTGAAGCGGAAGCAAAGGACGCAGGCGGTGTAGGAGAAATCCATATTACGGATAAGCAGTTAAACGGATTCAAGATTGAATATACCGGGGCCGCCAAGGAAGTAACGGTAAAATGCACAGTACAGGGAGGTTACGCATAATGGCAAATGTAATTATCAAAAGTGATGAAAGAAAGGCAAATACGGCAGCAGTATTACAGGCTTACGGAGTAAGAGGTAATGCCACAGCATCACAGAGAGAAGCAGCAGAACACATTGTGGTGCGTTCACAGGAAGCCTACGCAGAATTAAGAAGAATGGGAGGTAACAGATAATGGCAGCAGCAAAGATTATTGTAGTTGAAAAAAACGAGGGCGAGAAAATCGCCTATGACGTATCCACGACAAAAATTATTTTCGGGGATGATGATTTAATGGTAAACATCAAGAACCGAGAGCGTGACGAAGAGGTAACACTTGATATTTGCAAGGATACACAGGACGGCTTAACCGTTGGTGTGAATACCGAAGCAAGGGAGTATGTGGCACAGGTCATTATCCCGGCAAGGGAATATGAGATTGTGGATACAGGAGAAAAGGACGAGGACGGAAAAGCGATTACAAAGCGTGAACCTGTACCGTTCGACATGAAGAAATGTACGCTTGTATTATGGGCGTTAATTTAATTTTAAGGAGGATAAAATACAATGGCAAACTTTGACGATTTACAGGGTGCAGTAGCACAGTTTGGTGCAAACAACAAGGTAATTTTTGATGATACCGGGATGCCTAGCATTATGGTAGCAGTACCAAAGGCAAAGTATAGTGATGTAATCACAGGCGGAACAGATGAAACATTACCGTTTTGGATTATGGACGGAGAGGAAAAGAGTGCAATTTATGTGTCTAAGTTCCTCAATATTGTAGAAAATGACCGTGCATATTCTTTAGGCGGATACCTGCCTAGAAACTATATCAATTTTGACCAGTCTGTAGCAGCTTGCAAAAAGAAAGGTGCAGGTTGGCACTTAAATCAGACAGGCGTATTTGCGTACCTTAACCTGTTATCACAGAAAATGGGTACTGTACCACACGGAAACACAAACTACGGCAAGGATTATTACCACCCTTACGAGAGGGGAACAATGCCACAGGGAGAAACACAGAGAACGCTTACAGGAAGCGGACAGCCTACATGGTATCACAATCACGATATGTCGGGAATTGCGGATATTAACGGCAACCTTTGGGAGTGGACCGGTGGATTACGCCTTGTGAATGGAGAAATTCAGATTATTCCTTATGGTAACTCTATGAAACTTGATTGCGATATGTCGGCATCAAGCACACTTTGGAAAGCAATTAAGCCGGACGGAACTTTAGTAGAGCCGGGAACAGCAGGCACATTAAAGATTGACCGCACAAGTGCGAGCGATGCAACATTGCGTATCAATACAAGTGTTACCACACAGACAACAGACAGCAACGATACATCAGAGGTATTTAAGAATGTAAAGGCAGTTTCCGGGGTAGCAATCCCTAAGTTACTCGTTGCACTTGGCTTATTCCCGGACAGCGGTGTAACAGGATATGGCAACGACAGATTTTGGGCGAGAAACAACGGTGAAAGGTTGCCTCTCCGTGGGTCGGCGTTCGGCGATACTTCCTCTTCGGGTCCGTCCGCTCTCGGCTTGAATTACCCTCGTTCCCTCTCGAACGTCCACTTTGGTTTCCGCTCCGCTTTTTATGAGGTAAACGGAAAAC